TAAAAGAGGCAATCCTAACTTTTCGCGGATTTCTTCTTGTGTCATATTAGCCGAAATAATCGCTTCGCTAAATTCAAAGCCTAAAGGTTCGGTATGTTTAATATGAAATTCGGCTGTGATTCCAAACAATGGTAAAATATAACCGAGCCACCTTTCAATAAATTGTTGTTTGCCACTTACATAAGTATTTTGGAATATCTCGTAAGCGTCGCGCATTTCAGTCCTTGCACCTAATGCGCCCTCTTGAGCGATACCAAACAATGAAGCTGAAGTAATCCTATGACCAGAGAAAATCTCTTGTTGTATAGTCTTATTTAGCATATCAAATTGCTTATCTAAATCGGAAGCGGATAAGTCAATCACGGTCGGAGCTTTTGCGGGGTCGTTATTAAAATTAATAATAAATTTACCAGCGTTCTTTTCACCAGAAAACTTGTCTTTAACTTGACGCTCAATTTTACGTTGTTCTTCTTCGGTCGGAATACCATTATTAAATGATAACATTTTTGAAGGCATCATTCCGTTATGAATAGCGTTTAAATGAAATTCAGAAACCGCGACATCTAGCTCGATATAATTTAAAGCACCCTGATAAGTTGGTAACGTGTACGTATTAACGCCCGGACGATACTCTTTTAAGTAAATTAATTGCTTACCTACTTTGTTTTCGGGATTAAATGCTGAAATAGATTTAATATCGTTTGGCTTTGCTTTAATATCCCATTCATTCGATATGTAGAAATAAGTATTATCTGGATTAGACCTAACTTTTGCGTAGTCAATATGGTATAAAGAAACCGCATCGCCAAAATGATTGTAAATAATCTCAAGATAGCAACCTCCGAAAGTTTCGATGTCTAAAGTAATTTTATCTAGTATATCGTTTATGTTTTCTTTTGACCTATTGATAGGCTTTTCAACTAAATACTGGTTCGCTTCATCGTCAAATACAATACCACCACCAGCGATGTAATTAGCCTTACCATTTACGATAGCGTTATGCTTTGCCGACGTATTAAGCAATGAAAGCAAGTGCAAAGGGAACTTATTATCTTCGCCATAATTAACCCAATCTTGATTCTTCTTTTCAGTGAACTTTGGTTGTGAATATTCGCTAAAATTTATCGCTATTAAATTACTCATTTTTTAATATTTTTATTTCCTTGCTCTTCAGTTGTGTATTTCTTTAATCCTAATCGTATTAACAACTCATTAACTATAAAATTGTCATCTTTGCCCCACTTATCAAGCGTTTCTTTTTTTATAAATATAACTTCTTCAAAACAAATACAATTATTAGCGTCGCATATTTGACAAATGATATTTATGCCCTCACAAAACAAGTCATATCTAAAAGAAAGTATATTAACCGAATTAATTTTTCGTGAAATATTACCGACTTTTAGCTCGGTATCTAAAACCCTAATCTTCAACTGTCAAGGATTCCTTTACAACTGGAGCTACGTAATCCCCTGTAATAACTAAATTAAGCTCACTAGCGCCCCAGTTATAAGCAACCTCGTCATCATTACCCCATTCGTTATAAGATTCGCCTGACATCGTTAAATTGCCATCTGCAACCATAACTAAATCACTATCTAATAAAGCATAATAAAATGTTGCACTTTGAAATAGTTCGCCACCGATAGGACGTAGATTAAAAATAGTTGCTGTTACTGCTTGACCTTTTACCCATGTAGGGATTTCTTGAATTGTTTTCATTTTATTTGTTTTCTAATTGCGTTATTTTTTCGTTAAGCTCTTGTATTGCTTTTATTAATACTGGGATTAAATCTTGATAATTTAAACCTAAATTTTCTTTGCCATTTTCATTTTTAATTTTAAATACCGCTTCTGGATAAACTTTTTCTATATCTTTTGCAATTAAAAATAATCTTCTTTTATCTTCATTATCAGTTTTATATTTACCAATAACTGTCCTAACCTGAGATAAATTATCACAAGCATTCATTATTGGTTCAATTACATCTTTAGAATTTTCATCAGATAGTGAACCCCATGAAGTGCCTCCATTTGCTAAAACAACTCCATTTGTATTACTTATTATTCTTATTTCAGCGCCAGCTCCTCCATTTGCAGTAATATAATTTGCACTATTTCTGCTAAAAAATACCTCAGCTCCACTTCCACCAAGAGTTAAATTTGCAAGTGTACCATTTATTATAACATCGTTAGAGAATGTCGCTGCACCTGTTACATCAATACCGCCACCATTAGGGCTTAAAAATAATGTATAAGGGTTACCGTTACTTATTACATTTGCTTGAATCCCTATTTTACCACCAATAACAGTACCAAAATTTAACTCTAAATTTTCACTTGTGTATCTATTATTTATTCCAAATCCGCTTGTATGACTAAACCTCCCAGTCCCATTAACATCTAGCTTGTAACCTGCATCTGTTGTAGTGCCTATTAGTACGTTACCAGCTCCATTTAAAACTAATTGACTTGTATTGTAACTACCTGTTGTACCATTGTTTGTTTCAAATACTAAATAATTGGCAGAACCTGAAGCAGATATTGAACTTCTAATTCTATTTTTTTGAGCATTTGGATAACTTGCATTACCAAAATACATTACATCCCCAAGAGTACCATCTATTCCACCACCTAATGCCGTCACACTACTAGAGAATGTAGCTGCACCTGCATATAAGCCACCAATGCCCGTACCTGGAACTGCTCCAATAGTTAAATTACCGCCAGATACTAATAATTTTGCAGCATAAGTTGTTCCTGTTTGTGTTGTTGATTGTGCTAAAGCCCAATCACCGTAATTATAAGCATCGCTATATATCTGCCAAGAACGAGAAGCAGCATTTGCATCATACCCCATTCTAAATGCAAACCCAGCTGCCCCACTCCCTGTTCCTACTATACCACTAAATGTAGCACTTGTACCATTTAAAGTTCCTGATATAGTAGTATTTCCAGCTGAATTAATCGTTAATCTTGCAGACGCTCCAGTTTGTAAAATCAAACTACCAGTCGACTCGTAAACAAAAGTATTATCTGCGGAACCCAATTTAAGTATTCCTGTAATTGTTGCACCTCCTGTAACTTGTAGCTTATCGCTAGTAGCATTTGTTCGTGAACCTAAAAGCAAGTTACCGCCTAGCCATGTTGATGTAGTAGAAGAATTACCTATCCACGTTCTACTATTTTCGGTTGCTGACTCTCCGACTGTATTATAGCCAATAAAAATATTATTTAATCCAGTTGTGTTTGCATTCGTTCCGCCTGAGCCATAGCCCGATTGATAGCCAAATGCGGTATTTAAAGAGCCCGTTGTATTTGAAAAAAGAGCATTTAAACCAACTCCAGTATTTGTAAAAATATTACCGCCACCTCTACCAATAGTAATACCGTTTGCCGTTAAATCATTACTAAAACTTTTAGACCCTGCTATTGTTTGCGCTCCAGTGGTTATTACACCGCCAAAACTTGCATCAGCAGGTTGTAAACTTAAAAGGCTACCAACTATACTAGCTCCATTTGCGTTTGGTGTTATACCGATAGCAGCTAAAGATAAAACGGTGTATTGTGGAATGTTTAAAGTATTGCTTATAAATGTAGCTGCACCGCTTGTTCCAGTTGTGGTTAGCGTAATTGTGTTTTGCTTACTATTAAATGTAGTCCAATCCGTAGAGGATAAATACCCATTAATAGTAGAGGTAGCGGCAGGAATAGAAATAGTGTTTAATGTTCTAACTAAAGGAGATGAAAAAGTTAATACATTTTCTTTGCCGTTAAACGTACTCCAATTAGCTGAGCTCAATGCCCCTCTATTTGTAGCACTTGCAGTTGGTAGATTAAAGGTATGAGTATCTAAAACACTAGAGATATTAAAATCGCTTCCAGTCGTTCCAGTTGCAAAATATTGAGTATTAGCCGTTAATCCGTTAAGAGCTGCAATACCACCTGCGAAAGTTGTAGTTACTAAACACAAAGTATTATCCTCAGTGTGTAAAGTAACTGTACGACCGCCTGAATTATCTACGATGTAAACCCGAAGAGCTAGCCTATCAGTGATTAATAAAGTAGTTTCGGGAACTGCTAAAGATGTGATATATAAATCTGTGGTTGTTCCGCCTGTTATTTCTTCAGGAACAGCAACCGAACTTGCAATACTTGTAAAAGTCGAACCGTTATATTTTAATAGCTCTACATAAAACTTTTGCGAACCTCCGCTAGATGAAACATTGAAAAACAATTCGAAGTTCCAAGCACCACCCGGAATAAGCAATCTATTTGGATTACCTGCATCTGTTAAGAATTGAGCAATTAAACCATTGCCAGTCAAATTAAAGTCAGTACCTGCACCAACTATGGCACTGTTAGCCATTTGCTTGTATGTCGCTACACTTGCAGCTACCGAGCCGTTCAAATAATAGTTAACATTAGCACCTCCGCTTGATGTCGATGGTATAGTCGCTAAAGTTCCATCGCCACGAATGTATTGAGATGCCGTACCTATTGCCGTGACTTCTAAAGTTCCCGAACTTGTTATTGGTGAATTAGCAACGCTAAACGCTACTGGCATCGTTAAACCAACGCTAGTAACCGAACCAACCCCTGCACCAATATCTGCTAAAACTTCAGCGCCTGTCCGATATTTAACAACACCATCTTCAGAAACTAGAAATTTATCCGTGTCATATAAAGCGTTTTGAATGTTAGCTATTTTTAATCTAAAATTAGTATCTATTCTTAACGCTTCTGTGTTGTTTACTCGGATTATAAAGTCATTGTTTATTGTCGAACCTATGTAAGCATCATTATCTACGCCCGGATTAATTATCCCAAAACTTGCATAGCTTGAAGTTCCATCGGTTAAGTGTATAACATTACCGATTTCATTTAAGATTGAATTTCCAACAGTTCCGGAGCTTGTAAACTTTGATAGTCTGCCAGTTGTGCCTGAAATGCTTGAGCTTGACGCGCCACCAATATCTGTTAAGACCTCGGAAGCTGTACGATATGAAACGGAATTATCTGCTTTTAGGCTTAGAAACTTTGTAGCGACTTCTAAATCTGTAAGTGCTGAAAGAATTAACGTTCCATCAATTTCGATATCAGTAGAAGAAAGTTGCAAAGGGATTTCATTTCCAAATCCATCTGTAATCCTTTTCTTTATTCCTGTGATTGTATTGTTATCGGTTACCTTTAAAAGCGAGTCGTATGTTTCCGAAATTAATTCTCCAGTAAGTGTAGCCATTTATTTGTATGTTATAAAGTCTTCAGATTGTCCATTGTATTCAGTGAAAGTAAAAGCTTCACCCACTAATTTCATTTTACCGATTTCCAATTGTTTTTTTATTTCTGGTTCTTCTTGAAATTCAAAAACTTGATAAGTCCAAAAACCTTCCGTTGCATTTAAAAAATAATCATTTACGTTTATCTCGAATTCTGAATATCTTTCAATATATAAACTTTCGTTTACTGCTTCAAATATAACGATTTCATTCGTAATATCATTAACAAATTCAAACACATAAATAGGTGTTTCTAAACTTATTTTTTCTAAGCTTAAAACCAAATCTTTTACAGTTCCTTTTTCAAAAAGTATCATAATCATAAATATAATTTTTAAACGTAAAAAACACTATATATATATATTACTTTACTTTACTTTACTTTACAAGCGTTACGAACACATTCCGAACGCGTTACATTTTTTGCAATAGTTTAAATATCAATTAGTTATGAGATTATTTTCTTAATTTTTTTTTGAAAAACCTTTGCACTTTCACTAAACTTTAGTGAAACTATGCTGAAACTATGGTGAAAGTATCATGAAAACATATTAAAAAAACACAAATTTAATGTTTAATATTATTATACATTATGGCATTTCTATGACAATTAAATACAATATTACTTTTACATTTGATTCATAAACAAAAACAAAAAACGACATGAAAAATTACACAATCGCATTTATGGACAATGATTATAATGACCTTATAATTAAAAAAGTTCAATTTAATAATTTAAAAGAAGTCAAATCTTTTGCTAAACAAATTTTAGCGAACCTTTGCGATAACGATGTCACTAACTTTAGAATTTATTAATATGGAAATTTTAGCTTTTATTTTTTGCGCAGTACCTATTTTATTTGTACTTTTGTTCGCAACCGCAGTTCACTATTTTATGAAAGCACTTAAAAAACACGACAATGAGAAATCTATTTGAAAGACTAAAACCAGAGCATATCGAAAAGCTTAAAGAAGCACAAACTTTATACCCAGCGACAATTCCAAACTTATTTTTGGAACTAGAATTAAATACTTTTTGGGCAGACTTAACTTATTCTTGCGTATTTACTTTGGTAAGTTATTTAGACCTTTACGATTATTCACCTTGTGCAATAGAAAACTTATTTGATAATGACTAAGCTAATAGACAAAATGGATAAGGTTTATTTAGATAAATTTTATGCACTACCAGAAAGCGAAATGAAAACTAAAACTTTACACGCTTTAAAGACTGGCAAAAGTTTTGGATGGATTGGTGGCGATATAGCCGACTACCTTGAAGATAATTTGTTAAGTGAAGAAGAACACCCTTTTTTATTGGACTTGCTTAAAACGTACGACAATCGCTCTAGTGGGTCGAAGTCATCATTCGGTGAAGGTGGTATGTCAATAAAAAGTGGATGGGGTTTATAAGCCCCACCCTCTTAATATTTAATCTATTAAAGCAGCAATGATTGCAGAACTAACCTCAGGTGAAAGAGCTTTTTCTTGACCGCTAAAAGTTAATTCGTAACCTGAACGGTCACCAGTTGCAGTTCCAGACGCAGCAGTTCCAGCAGTGATGTCTAATCCACCCGCTTGACCTAGCATCCAGTATTTACCATTTTTATCTTCAGCAATAGCGATTAAGCTATTTTGTGCTAAAAGTAAAATTTCATTACGCGTATTAGCTTGTAATTTATTTAGAATTACAGTCAATTCTTGAGCGTAAAAGATTGTCCCGTTTTGAACGGAAGCTGTAATCGTTTCTGTAAAAGAAGATGTTTCTTTTATTAAGTCGTATTTATAGAAGAATTTTCCAACCGCTAAAGTTATTGCAGTAACAACACCAGCTACTTCAGTTGTGGCAGTTACGTTTCCTTGCTCTATAAATAAAACTGATTTTAAACCTCCGAGCGACGATTTACAATCGTAAATGTACCCTTGCGTTAATGCACATGACATATATTTGAGAATTAAAAAAGGGTAGGCAGATTGACCACCTACCCTTTTTGGTTAAAAATTAATTAATTATTAAGCAACGCCACCTTCTTGCCAGTAAACGATTTCAGTTGGGAAAGCATATTGAACGCCCATTTTGAACTCAGCAACGAAACGCATTTCGTCAGCTTCTTTCGCGTAGAACAACTCAAATCTTTCTTCTTCGTTTAGTAAATCAACACCTAAATAAAGGTTTGACATTCTAGTTGCGATAAGCTTATCAGTTCCATTCAAACCATTTACAGCAATTAGCTTAACGCTAGTTCCCGGTATAACGATTTCGAAATCTACTGACTCAGCAGCGTAATGGAAAAGATTTGCAGCCTTCAATGCAACTGTGTACATTCTGAAAGCATCCATTCCCGCGAAGATAACAACGTCACCATTTGAAACGATGTCAGCAGGTATCAAAGTATAAACTTCATCAACCGCTGCAATGATAGTGCTTGTAGACAAAGCAGCTACATTACCCGGATTGCCATCAATTACACCCGCAACAGGTACACCAGCAGGAGCTATGAGCTTCAAAAGTCCATCAAATTTATTTAATTGTGCGTTACCAGAAGCGGTATCACCTTGCCACAACCCAACTTCTAGAGCTTCGCCAATTACAGCGATTTTCTTAGCAGTGTACTCGTCAGCAAACGGCATGTAATCGTACATAGAACCAGCTCTCAAAGCCTTTTGTGTGTACTTAGCCTCAAAAGACTTAGGACAAATTGATTCGTTTACTTTAATCTTACCGGGAGTTAATGCTCTTTGTGTGAAAGCAGTTGTACCGCTTGAGCTAAATCCACAAGTTCCACCAGCTTGAAATACAGCATCGGTTTCCATTAAGTTAATTTTTTCGGAGGACTTGATACCTACCTGAACGTTACCAGCTGCTTCGATTAATTTTGCAGTTTTTGGCGCGAACACTAGAGAAGTAGCAAGTTGTTGCTCGTTCTCTTTTACATAATTGGTTAAACCAGTTAAATCTAAAGCCATGTTTTTTAATTTTTAATTGTTTGAAAAATGTTTTGTAATTTTTTAAAGCTATCCGATTTTACGTTTTTGCTTTGTGCAAGAAATGTGTTTTTCGGTGCTTGTGTTTCTGGTGCAGATTCGATTGTCGCAAAAGCTTCCATGAATTCAATTAGCTTTTTAGTAACATCGTTTAATGCACTTACTTTGGTTTCAATCTCGGACATCTTAGAATTGAATGAATCGCTAATCTCAAGAAATTTAGCATCGTAATTAAATGCTTCATCTTGCGACTGCTCAACCTCAACCTCAACAGATACCTCTTCCTCTACCATTTTAACTTCGGCAATTACGCCCGGCTCAGATACTATAACGATAGTTCCGTCCTCAAGCTCATGCTCACCAACTGGTGCTGGAATCTCTCCCTCTTCTGTTACAACTGAAATTAAACCGCCAACTTCTAACTTGTCGAACTTAACGATAGTACCGTCGGCTAAAACGCCTTCAGCAAATTCAGTTATCACCTCTTCTGGAGTACTCACAACCTCGTCGGAAAACAACAAACTTTTAATTTGCTCTAATGCTTCCTTTGCTTTCATACTTTTTGATTAATAATTATAATATATATGTTAATTGATTTTATGCAACTTAAATCTCTGCTGAACGTAATATCTCTTTTATCTTTTCAAGCATTATATCTTCTTTCTTTACGATGTCGGAATAGCCAAAAATACCCTCAACGCTAAAGCCTTGAAATTCGCCAGACTTTACCTTTGCCCAAATGTCCGCGTTGTCTACTTTATAGCTTCCAAACCATGACCCGTCTTTTGCATCTTCAAAACCCTTGATAGGCATCTTGCCCATTTCTTTATTTACTAGCCATGATTCAAACATTGTAACGCCCTGCACCGCCTTATCTGGATTGTGCATCTCGTTTACGTTTGACTGATAACCACGTTTGAAGAATTTCTCTGCTATTTGCTGAATAGTTCCTGAATCGAAAACTACATAGTGTTCGCCAAACTCCTCATTATTTCTATAAATAGGAATGTCTGCTAACATCAAAGCACCAGATAATATTTGTTTATCTTCGCTAATAACTTCAAACTTTAAACGCTCATTGAACGCTAAGAAATTTTTCTGAATAGCTGGTCTATCTACTAGCGCGATGTAGTCTACTTCGCTATCGTCCGACATATCGGAGTTAATAATTAATTTGTAAATTGGTAAATCCATATCTTTAAATATATTAAATTGTTGCAGCTGCTTTTATTTTATTAATTCTATCTTGACTATCTGTGATGTCTGTTTCTACAACGAAAGCCTTAATCGCTTGTTGGTTTTGCACGTTTACGTTTGCAGTTCCTAATGATTGAGTTTGTGTCACGTTAATACCTGATTGAATAGGTGCTTGAGCTGAAGCAGTGCTAAAGCTTTGTGGACTTCCACCACCCGGAATAGAACCACCACCTCCACCGCCTGGGACTTTCACAGACATAATACTTTTGACTGCCTTAAATCCTGTAACCGACGCAGCCAATACCGCTGGAATAGCAGCTGGGAATCCTAATTTAACCCCCGCCGTAATACCTAAGTAAGTATTTATCAAAGCTTGTGCAACCGCTAATGCCTTACCCGCTGCCGATTCTTTGCCTGCTAAATCTGCTAGTTGTCCCGCTGTGCTTGATACCGCCGTTAAAAGTTCTATTTCCGCTGCAGCTGCTTTAGTTTTTATTTCTAAATCAAACTTAGCGTTTTCTTGAAACTTAGCGTATGTCTTTGCATCTTCTTGTTGTTTTTTAAAATCGGTAATTGTTTTTATTCCTAATTCAGTATCTGCCGAACGCTTTAAAAAATCTTCATTGCTTTTACCTAATTGAGTAATTAAGCCTATTCTTTTTTCTTCTCTATCTTTTATTTCTTGTTGTTCTTTCTCAAATGCTGCGACCCTAATTTCGCCTTGTTTTAAAAGTCGTTCTTCCTCATCTTTTTTGCGTTTTTCTTCAGCTTCTTTTTGTACTGTTAATTGGTCTGCTGCTCTTTTTTCAGCTTCGGTTTTTAGCCTTGCGGTTTCTTCAGCGTCAATTATTTTCTTTTGATTTTTTAAATCTTCAAAGTTTTTTAAATCTTCGCCACGTAATCCATTTTCTGATTTATACTTTGCTCTTAATACGTTTAAATCGTTTTCGGCTGTTTGCTTTGATAGCTTTGCAATTTCAGCTTCAGAACCACCTTGAGCTTTCAATAAATCAATTCGTCTTTGAATCGCTTCATTAGCTGTTTTGTTACTACCTGCTAATTTATCATAAGCACGTGATGCTTCGCTAGTAGCACCTACAAAATCGGTAACACTATCTACTAATTTTCCAATAAAATTAGTAATATTAGAAAGCGGACCGATAAGATTTTCAACTACTTTTTTAACTTTATCGAAATTAGCTATCAATAAACCAATTACCACAACGGCAGCACCTATTCCAGTGGCTATAATAGCACCCTTTAAGGTAGTGAATGCAGTTATTACATTCTTTTTAATTACAACCGCTAAGTTAGTGAAGGCATCTTTTGATTCTAAAACGCTATTTAAGCCCTCAGATAATGCCAAAGCACTTTGCACCTTCAATAATTGCTTTTCAAGTTCCGCGCTTTCAGTGCCGAATAAACCAATTGCACCCTGAACACCTGCAAAACCACCCGCCACACCTTGCAAAGTTTGTGAAAACGCTTTGAATTTAGCATCTGGATTTAAGGCATCGACTCTATCTTTAAAATCCCCGACTTCATCCCTTAGATTTGCAACCTTTTGTTGTGCTTCGATTGCTTCTTTCGAGGTATCGCCAAACTTTCTAGATAGATTTAAGGCTTCCTGTGTGGCTTCCCTTAATTCGGTCTTTATAGACTTAACAGCCTTTTCGGTTTGACTTGTGTCGGTTGTTATCTTAAACGCTACTTCTTCGGTTGCCATCTATATTTTTTTTAATAATTCTACTTTTGTTAATGAATCCCCTAAAGGATTATACCCATCTATTTTATTTAGGTAATATAAACCGTTTTGAACTTTGATAGGTTTCTTAAAATCTAAATCCATAATGTCGATAGTATTCAATAATAAATATAAAGTAATTAGCTTAGCGTCTTTATTATCTTGTGACTTTATAAATTCCTGATAATATTTAACGAATAAGTTATACGCGGGATAAAAAGCGGTTTGAAAATAAATCTCTTTTGGTGCTTCAAAAGTTAGGTCGTATAATTCAGTCGTCGTGCTATCAATTAAATAATTATAGATATGCCCGAAATAAGGGTATTGCACATTCGTTGCATCAAGCAAAGTATCACCATTGTAAATTTCAAAGTTGGTGCAATCTTGTAACCCTCCGTAAAATACTAACTTTGGATTTGTCTTTACTTTCTTATACGTGCCATCTGTATTTATATCAAACATTGCAGGTAATGCCATATCGGTATTAATAAACACGTTAGGGACTAAAGAGAAAATCAATTCAAATGCTTTGTCATCTTTGCTAAATTCGTTTTGAGTTGTGTACGTTTTATTACCATACGCGCTATTATATTTATTGAAATACAATTTTGAATAATAGTCATTATCGTTTTTGTATTTAAAGCTTAAAGTTTTAGGTAGAAAATCGTTTGATGATTTAATTGTAAACCCTTTAGACAAATCCTTCTTATTATCCCAATCGATTACATTGTCATTGTAGAAATCTGGATAAGGTATGAAAGTAAGTTTAAATTCATCGTCTTTATCTTGAATGACATACAAGTTTAAAAGATTAATAATTGACTTTAAGAAATCAGCTTGTTTAATCGCGGTCGGGACAAATGATTTGCCTTCGAATTGCTTACCATAAATTGCAGGTACTTTTGCCGAATTATCAAAATTAGTAATTACTAGATTAGAAGATAATTGAATGTTTAAAATGGTTGTACTTAAAGCATCACCTATCTTTGCCCTAAATTCATTCGCTGCACCGGGTCGTAATACAAAAGTAAACTCATAATTGAAAGAACCTATGCCACCAGAGATAGGATATTCAGAATAATTCTCAACGCCTGTGAATAAGTCAATCATTCCAATAGACATATTTTCGGGTGCAAAGGTATCGCGCTCCCAAACTATCATGCCGGTGAACTTTGCTTTTATTTCCGAAGCTGAATTGTTTACGATATAGTAATTTCCCAACCCATCGTCCGCGAAATTAAAATAACTAGGTACTAAACTTCCGGGGTCTAATTGCAAAGACCTGTATAAATTATTGACTTCTTGAGCTTCTAAATCCGCGCTACCTAATGCCGAAATGTAGACCGTGAAATCCTCTTCATTATTTAAAAGCGTTATCTTATCTAAGTTATTACTATCCCATAGCGTAGTGTTATAAGTGTAACCCGCTTCGCTCATTATCTTATCGAATATTTCACGACAAAACAATGTAGGTCTAAAATTAGTTACATCTAATTTGCTCGGCGTTGCATTTTTAAACTTACCATAGTTTGCCAAAGTATAAATATAATCGTCACGCGACCAACTTTCTTCGATATTTGTTAAGTTATAAACTTGATTGAACTCACTTAGGTTTAAGTCGGTCAATAGCTTGTCACCTACGCTACTAAAGAGGTTGTTTAACGAACCGAATAAAGCGCACTCGTATATTAGCTCACCGTTCAAATACTTTATCTCTAAAAGCCTTAAAACGCCTACAAATATTTCGATATTATCAAGCGTTACCTTTGTAAAAGCTTTCTTTAAAGGGTTAAAATTAACCCCGATATTAGTTTCTAAACTTGAATATGGATTTTCTATATTAAAGTCAAAGTAACTACCGAATAAAAAGTTGTTATGAGCAGTGCCAGGAATGTAAATAGTCTTTGAAAATGTCGTTGTTCTTTTCTCGAAGTCCTCAATATCTACTATCGAATAAGTGAAATCTATATCTACGTTCTTATCTAAATCTAAAGCAACGCCTTCCAAATATATCTGTGTCCTTTGCGTAGCCATTATTTAGTTAGTTTAATATTATCGTATGAATACTGAAGCTCAATTTGAACGTTTTGCAATCCATCTACTCGCTGTATTTTAGGCTCGTAGGTCGTCGATTTAATCGTCGCGGGTATATAATAGGTAACTCCATTTATCTTTTCTTCTACGTAAAGAGAATGCGCTTTGATAAGTTCCCAAAACCACTCATGCTCTGCATCGTTTAGCAAATCTGAATTTAATACTACGCCCTCTGTGTAATTAGTAAAATAGTTTTGATTCGAAAGATTAAACATATTGTTTACGTGCTGACTATAACCAGTAGGTGTAAAGTTATACGGATAATTTTGAATACTCTTTCTTTCAATGTCGTAACGTTTACGCTTTACCATGTTAAACGTGTAACTATCAAACCCTCCAAGGCTATTCTGCCAGTACACGTTTGTTTTTGCGTACTTAGAACAATAATCATCAAATGTAAATTTGAATGTTTCGCTGACTGCAATATCGTCTGCATCTAATAAGGTAATTTCACACGCTGTGACAAAAGGATTAATTAAATATCCCCCTACCGTTTCCCAAGTGGAATCGACCGTCTCCCATGCTTCTGATACATCTTCCCAATAAACGAAATCCGCGCCGAATGATTCACGACTAATTGCAATAATACCCGCTAAAGCTGAAAGGTCTGGAATATCAAACTCATAAACGCCCGTTGGAATTAAAGCGTTGCTTTCATATAACTTTAAAAGTATCTTTGTAGCGGGTGAAACCCCATCAATATAACTCAAGAAATTTGTACGCTCAAAGTCTGTGCTTAAAACACGTGGCGAACTTGTCAAAAACTTTGTAGTTGTGTTTGTTGTTGTAAATTGTGTTTGATTAAATTGCACAAAATCAGTGAAAGAAACTTGTCCATTAAAGGCATAACGAACAGTATCATTATAAGACGTTCCTCCGATAGTTTCCACGCACTTAATCTGGTAGTTCACATAATAACTTAAATCGTTTAAAGGCTTCCAAAATACGTCAAACTCAAAAAACATTTGGTCGTTTTTTATAAACGATAACAAGAATTGTTTAACATCGCAATAAGCAAATCCATCTTCATTAACAACTAACTTAACCCGACCGATTAAAGACGATTGAATATAAATCTCTAAAAATACGCTTGTAATTGCCGAATTAGTTTGCACGTAATAAATCATGTCATTATTTATCGGTGTCCAAAGCTGTGGAGTTTGAATGTAGGTTATTGCCATCTTATTTATTTTTATACTTTTCCGCCAATGGATTAAATACCATTATATTATTTCTTATATCTCTTTTTAATGCGCCTGATAATTCTTTGTAGAAATTCTTTTCAACTGACTTAATAGCATTCGTTAAAAAATAAGTCGGTGGAGTTCCTTTTTTCCCTATGCTTGAAGCTATTTTGTAAGCTGTCATATCTAAAATTGAAACTTTCTTTTTACCCGAAAGTACTTTCTTTTTTGATTTGCTAATTAAAGTACCTTCACGCTTATAACCATTTTTAGTAGTTCCCCCATCGTCAAGTCTTAACTGCTTATCTCTTATCCATTTTTTAATATTCTCAATCGGTGGGCGCTTACTATTAGGTCTACGCCCTTGGTCTACTATCTCAAAGTAATCAAGCATAGTAACCTCGATTGAATAAACACCGCCCATGAATTTAACAGGTGAAATCTTGATACTTTCTTCTAAGTCACCAGAAGCATTCGAACCGCTAGGACTATTTTTTTTAGGTTTGTTTAAATTCTTTGCAGCACGTGACGCAATTAAACCAGCATATTTAAAAAGGATAAGCTCAAGTTCAGGAAGTGCCACCTCATTTTTACCCAATATCTTGAAGTCACCTTTGCCACCCCCTAAATTTGCATAAAAACTTTCGTCATCTACCATCTTATTTCCTTAACTTTTCCAACTGTCTACGTTCATTTGCATTCTTATCCTTTAAATAAGCTAATGAATTTAACGCCTGTATTATATTTAATTTCCAAACTTCGTTTAATGCTACTCGTTCAAACTTTGCGATAAGTTCGGCATTGTAAACCCACCCCCACCGTTTTTCAAAGGTTTCAGAATCGACCTCAATTTCTCCTTCGTCACTCGTTTGCTCTTCAAAACCTCCTTGACCGAATAGACCCCTATAACCTTTATTAAGGCGCTTATAAGTTTCAAAAAAAAAACGCTTGTATGATAGCAATTTGCAAAGTTTGACTTCAGCATATCGCTTGATACCTTGCTATGCTCTAAGCTACCATAAGGCATTACACTTTCTTTGCCATACCAGTTAGTTTTAACAGGCATTGACAATGAAGCCATGATTAAGTGCAAGTTTTCTACCATTGCGTTTTCACCAGCTAAGAAAGTTGTGATATCTACATATTGACCATAAGTCAATTTAAAAGCATCTAAAGACATTACATATTTAGTATCGTTTACTTTCACGTACTTTTGAAGTTTACCTTCAATCGTACCTTTATGCAAGAAATCCAAACTAGGTTTTAAATCTTTGAATTTATCCAAAGGCATATTATCAAGTTCGTCTTCTGAAATTTCATTAATTATTGAAATCAATTTAACTTCTTTTTCAAAGTCATTCATATTAGCATCGTTTATGATACCATAAATAAGCTGATAATCTTCTATTGTAATTGTATTCCAGTTCTTCATTATTGTTTAAATATAATGTAAATAAAAAAAAGACTTACCGTTGTGGCAAATCTTTAAAGTCATTAGGGTCATTATCTTTTCTGAACTTTCGCCAGTCTGGTGATACGGTAATCAAACCACCGCTATCGATATAGTCCTTTAGATATTGTTTAAATGCTTCGGGGTCATTCTTAGCTATTTCCTTTATAGCTATTATCTGACCGCCTAGCATTGAATCGAAAAACTCAAAAGCTTTATCTTTCATAATTCAAATATACAATAAATCTGCACAATAAAAGTGCAAAACAATGCACAATAGTTTGGCAGTTTTCAAATATAATGCCAAATTATTGTATAAAGTGTGATATAATGCACAATAATACGCTTTATGTGTATAATAAAAGACATCATAAAATAATTTTGTAAGCTTTGTTTACAACTTTTTTTAAAAATTTGTCACACTTCATGCTTACTTTGTGACAATAATAAGCGTTTTACATAAAATATAGGTGCAAATAACTATTTTACACAAATAATAAGTGTTTTTCATATCAAAGCATATTGCCCAAGTGTACGCCCTTGAATAAAACCACGCCACGCTAAGGCTAAAGAACATACAGCGTCATCGTGCATCCCTTGAGGTGCTGAATACTTAACGCCTGTTTTGCTATACACATATTCAAACAAACTTAATTCGTCTACGATTGACCCCTCTGGGTATTTAATCAAACCTTGCTGAATAGCAATGACTAATCCCTCAATTAATTGCTGTTTAGAAGTGCTAGTAAATTTAAACCCTTCAATCATGTAATCGTCACGTTGCAAGTCCTCTACTATTGGGTCGCCAACGCCGGTGGCATCAATTACTTTCGGTACGTTTGCTAGTTGTTTTATCTTATTCTTAGTAGTATTCCAGTCAGCTTGAAAGCGGTCGTAATGACATACGCAACCATTACCATCAAGACCGATAATGACAGTATAATCGTAAGACTTAGCCAAATCAATGCCGTAGCAAACGGGAACGGCACTGGATATTTGCGTAATGTTTTGACGAATAAAGTCCATACCAAATGGATTAGCTGCATTCTCCATCGGATTCGCGAGATATTCCTGCTCAAAGACCGCCGAAGGTAGCGAAGCACGAGCATCGTCAATTTCTTGATTGTTAATAAATGGATTGTCATATGTCGTGTATTTAAAGGATTGAAAGTCTTTGTCACCATTACGCAAATAAAGTCGATAAAAAAAGTCTTTACCACGTGGGGTGGATATGAACAAGGCACGACCTTGATAGTCGGTAAGCGTTGGTCTTATTGCGTTGTTCCATGCATCTTCTAAGTGTGGTATATAACAAGCTTCGTCTATTATGACATTGTGAAACTTTAAACCACGCAAGTTATCTAATCGCTCACCTGTAAAGAAACGAATCTCACCACCTGTGACGAACTTAAAAACCAAATCTGATTTGTTTGCGGTTGCTACTTCGTTCGGGATTAACTTTGCTATCTCGTCAAAGAAAACTTTTGCAAGTGAATAGGTCGGAGTTATGTAAGCATTAATATTACCGGCTAAAGATTCCGTAATTGTGTACTGTTTACTTATCAAAGATTTGCCCCACCTACGACCACACATTAAAACCCTAAAACGTGCCTTTGATTCTAAGACGTTACGCTGTCCCTCGTGTGGTTTAGGAAGCTCGATTGCTATCGTCTGCATCTTTATATGTTACTTCAATTTTAAACCCACCTGAAGCGTTTAAATCCATTTGCTCTTTAGGTTTACCATATACACGATTCCATAATAAATCTAATGAATAAAGAGTACCTTTTTCGATTGACTTTCTTATCGCACCCGCAACGGTCTTTTCTAAAACGGTTGTATTTTTATCTTGATAAACTTCTTTAAGTTCGTCGATAGTCATTGACATCAAAGCCTGAATCGTATCTGTGACCTCTGAATTTTTATAGCCTTGTTCTGTTAATGTAGATACCCATTTTCTAGGTCTACCGTTTCCCTCGCGTCTTGAATCATAACCTTTATTGAAAGGTTTTAAATTTTGTTCATTTGCCATTATTTCGCTTTTGTTTCACTTTTATTTAAATCACCGTTAAATATATCCTTTAAGCTATCATAAGTATAACTTGATTGTTTACCCCAAAAGAAATCACATTCATCTTCAATATACGGCGGGTCTACAAAGTAACTTTGATAATCACTTGGTGTCGCTGTGTAACGATAGCAATCATTTTTTAAAGGGCAATCTTCGCCCTTGCACATTGTGAAGTCTGGCATATTATAAATAGTTAAATATACCTATAATTCCCAATACTAAAAAATACGTTGCTAGTCCTAAGAATGAAACGTATAAAACAAATTCAATTACCTTTTCCATATAGTCTTTCTTGAATTAATAAGTCGTGAATGTCTTGTAAGTATTCTTTATGTTGTTTCTTATCTCCAAACTCGATATGACAATCTCGGCACAAAGCTTGTAAGTTATCGATATGGTCTGCAAGTTTAGAGCCACCCATTCCCCTACATTCTAGGTGGTGAATATCTACCGATTGTTTGCCACAGACTTCGCAAGAAATGAAGTCGCTAGTATCGTAGCCGAAGAATGATAAATAAAGTTTAACGTGCTTTTTCATTTGACTTTCATTATCGCACTGTATTCGTCACACAAGTTTTGAAGCTTTTCATTCATTTCAATGAAAGCGTTATTCGTTGTTTCGATTGAAATCTTAATGAAGTTTTCTTCTTGAGCTTCCTCTACCGTTTGCATATCTTCTTTTGATTCGCTAACACCCCAATTTAAAGCTTCCTGTTTAGTCCAATCTTCATAGACATTATCCATGTCCCAATCGATATTTGCTTTTGCTGAAGCATTATCTGCAAAGGCTAATTCTCGACCAATTTTAGAATCCAAATCAATATCTAATCTTTTGACCGCTACGATTTGATTGCCTGTCGTTTCAACAATAATAATATCTTCTAAGCCAATAGCGTTTGCGTTTTCAATAGTTTTGTTACCTGCTATGATTCGATTGTTTTTATCTAACAAGATTGAACGACCCGCCCCGAACTTCCTTAATGATTTTTCAATTAATGAATTACCAAATTCAGTACCTTTGTTATAATTTTTATCGTCTGGGATTAAATCCGATATTTTAAGTTCAATCATAACTTATCAAGCAAAGTATCTATTTTGTTTATAACCTTTATCTTCATTGGTATTGAATTACCTAGCAAATCAATGTCATCTAGTTGCGCGAGTATTTCAAGCATAACCATTATCTTATCTAAGTTCTGATTCGTTTCTTTCTCGATTTCGATTTTATTAGACATTATTTCTTTTTTGATTCTTTTATTATAATAGCTTCCCAAGCTTTTTGAGCTTTCTCTTTAGTATCGTAAATACAAGCACCCTGCCCGATTTTATACTTTCCGTTTGAACATTTAATTACTGGCATTACTTTCTTGATTTACGCCCACGCCTTTTAGGCACTTGCTTATTCACATCTTCAGGCTTAAAGTCATTTATAAACGTAGCTTCTACATTAGTAGTACTTTGTATTGATTCTGCAAACGCTTCGATAGGTTCAATGTAGCTATCGTAATTAACGCTTAGATATATCCTTTGAATCATTTCCGCGACGCAAGACATACACCATTTATTAACAAAGAATTTATCGTCTACTTCTTGCTTGTAAATAGCTTCAAGTTCTAAGATAGTAACCTCGTTTAAGTTCTTGATAAACCCTGCATCTCGTAATGAAACCCAATGCTCTTTATATTTATCAAGTGTTTTTTTAGTTAGATAGTTCATATAAATTTTTTAAATAATATAGCCACAATACTAGCTGCGAAAGCAATCATTAAAGCTGTGATAATTATATAGTTAAAATATAAAGCTGATAACAAACCAACCCAAAAGCTCAAGCAATACCCGCAATCAAAAGGCTTCAATCGTAAAGGTGTCTTAATAAAATCGTAACCCTTTAGTTTGTTACCGATATTAAATCTATCAAACAACCAACGTGATAATGATTGCGGTATCATTGAAATTTCGGCAAAGCTAAAGCCTAAACAAGCCGACCCGACAATAAGAAATAATTCATTCATATTCTTTAACATTTAATTTAACATTATTTATAGCATTCTTTACTCCGTTTGCGATTGTTCGTATTGGAATGCCAGTCTTTAAACTCACATTCTTATACGTACCTAGTTGTAAATATAACTTTAAGACTTCACATTCAAAGAAGCGAAGTTCTGATATACTCTTTTCGACTGCTTGAATCCTAGTTTCTATCTTATCATAAGCGTTATCGTCTTGTAATTCAAACAAATGATTTGCGAATAATATATGGTCGCTATTTTCAATCAGTTCGTCGTCAATAATATTATCACTTATCCTTTGATTCTTGAAATTCTGATAATAAAACTTTGAGTTTTTAGACCTGAATTGATTTAATCCTATGCGAACAATAAAGAATTTTAAGCACTTTCTTTCGTGCATATCAATTATTTTCGTCTGGTCGTACTCGCAAATCGTTAAAAATACATCTTGACGAAGTTCTTCCCACCATTCACCAGCGATGTTTTTAAAGAATGTTATTATATCCTTTTGCGTGTAATAATCGCTTATAACTCTATTATAGTTCATTGTGCATATACTTATCAATCAATTCTATTGTATTTGTTACACCAACGCCAAACGAAGCGAAAGCACCCTCTCTATTTAGGTAGTCAAGATAATTCTTTTGTTTAGTTAAATGCTCATTAGTTTTCAACATACCATTCAGCTTAAAAGGACTTTCGACTTTTAACTCTAAAACTAGCATTGAGTACTTACCGTTATTATGAAATATAAATAAGTCTGGTGTCCCTTGCCCTGCTTGACCTAACTTCTTTGCTTTACGCGCTAAATAAATCGGAAGCCTTGCACCTGAAAGATAATTAGCCATAAATCTGACTTGTGGATATTGCATTTTTAAATAATTAATAACGCTTAACTGAATTAAATCTTCTTTGTTTTTCATAACAAATCTTTAATTTTAACTAATACACCAGTAGATAAATTACTATCACCACCCTTTATGTTTGCAAATGCCTTACCACTTTTTACAAGTTCTTTTATTTTTTGTTTTAGTTCTAATGTAGATATGATAAATGCGCGTTCTTCTGAAAGTTTAAACGCATAAAAGTCGGCTTCACTTGTAGCAAGTCCTGACATTTTACCCCTGCATTCATATTCAATATAAAAATTACCTGTTATTGAAGAGATTTTTTCTTCATTCTTAACTTCTATTTTCTTGTTTTCTAGTAACCTATGAATAAATGTTTCACCGATTAGTCCGCTAGTCAATAAATCATATTTAAAATCCGAGTTGTATTCCATAACTATTTATTTATCAATTCATTCCAGTTATTATTCATTTCTTCCTCGAAATCTTTTTCAAATAGTTCAGTATCTACCATATTACGCTCCATCGTACCCATAGCTTTACGGTGCGCATTAATTAGCTTTTCAAACTTGTGTTGTAACTTACCTGCATCTTCATTATTCAAGACTGATAATTCATGTACTGCGACTTCTAAATTCTTAATCGACATCTTAGAATGAAGATAAGATAATATTAATGAGTTTTCGAGTGGTGTCATAACTTTTCTATTTCTTGTTTAACTTCTTGATAATATTCGTAAATTGTTGAATTTACACCAGTAAATACTTTATAATGACTTTCTAATATTTCATCAACTGCTATTAATGAACAATCCCTAGTATATTTGTGGTGTAATTCATTAAACTCAGAATCTGTAAAACGATAGAATTTCCAATATAACTCTTTTGATTTTTCTTTCGGTGTCATATACTTGAATTTAATTTAATCACTTCCTTTTCTAAATCGTTTACATATAAAAGCAAAGTTCCTATTTGCATTCGCATTGTTTCTAATTCAATCGCTGCGAGTTCGTACTTTGCAAACATCTTGCTATATTCATTCATTGCCTGTTCGACATATATTTGAGCTTGATTGATTTCGTTATCAAAACCTTTCAAATCTGTTAAGGCTCTATTGATTATTTGCAAGTCTAAAGCTACCTTTAAAAGGCTTAGCCTTTCGTCGTCGAAGAACTTGTAAGCGTTTAGCTTGTTTTGTAAGTCGTTTATTAATTCTTTATAATTCATATCTTAAAATAGTTTAGTTTGTGCCATGTGATTGTTAATTCTTTGCATTGCTGAATCAAAATACTCTTTGTCTAATTCACAAGCTGTTAAATCAAATTTATAATCATGACAGGCTATTGCAATACTGCCAGAACCTAAATGAGTGTCTAATATTTTATCCCCTTGTTTTGCGTATTTGTCAAGTAGCCATTTGTAAAGTGCTGCTGGTTTTTGAGTTGGGTGAATTCTATTTTCTTTGTTTTTCATATTGCCTTGCAACATTCCAGCCCATCTAAATTCAAATTTTCTAACTGCTGTCTTAAAGTTAGTCCAAGCAAGTTCACAATCTGCAAAGTCATTATCCCCATTTTGTTTATCCCATACAACCCAACTGCTGCTATTTGAGTTTGGTATATCTTGAATAAAATGATTTGCGCCCCAAATAATAGTATTTTTAGATACTCTTAATAATTCAATAAAATATTCTTTTTTAGGTGTTTCTTTATCCCAATTTTTAGGAGTGTATAATTTTGGCTTTGTTGCTTTACCTCTTGAATGGTTTTTAGCTCCATCCTCATTAATTCCATATGGCGGGTCTACGATAGCCAAATCAAAATAGTTATCAGGATAACGAGCCATTAGCTCCATATTGTCCTCATTTGTTATTTGTATTTTATTTGTGCTTTTCATATCTTAAAAATCAAAGTCTTTACCAAATGTACTATTTAAAACGGATATATTACCCGGTTCTTTATTTAATTTTTCTTTCGCTTCGTATTCAAGACCAAAGTAAATTGCGCCCTCGATTTCCTCATAAAAGCGATTTTTCTTCCAGTCCCAAAATAATTTACACATTCCTAGCTTTGCCGAACCTTTAGGCTTAGCCTTTGCAATAATCACATGAGTTTCATTTTCTTTATAAGGCTGACCATCTTTGTCATTAAACCCAAATGGAGGTCGCCACAAGATTATAAACGCCATTGCTTTACGAAAGAACGATTGACCACCAGCGGATTGTCTAGGATGTGGGGGTGGATAATAAGTAACACCGTTTTCGGTTATCGGTTGTTGGTCTTGAGGATGCATACAAATAAAAATATGCTTTTCTTCTTTCTTTGCGTAACGTCTAAGCTTACCGACTGCGTCCTCGATATATAAGTCTTGACGACTGCCAAACTCGCTCATATTGTGTTTGATTTCATTATAAGGGTCAAACAAAATATTATCAATCTTGATTCGATTTTCAGCTTCTAAGATTTTAACTTGACCTATTATGTCATCAAAGCTAAAGGAATTTTCGTCGTTATCTACAATAAAAAACTTATCACTTAAAAAAGCAATAGCGTTGTAAATTTCTGATTCGCTACATGCATTAACGTCACTTGCAAAGAATGGTTTTCTAATGTATTTAGATATTAGTTCTTTCGCTAGGTCTTTATAATCTCCTGTTTCTGGACTAAATATTACGTGCTTTTCGTTGTGCTTAATTGAAAGGTTTAAAAGTATTTCGAGATTAAATTCTGTTTTACCTGAGTGTGGTGATGCAAGAATAAAAGTCATTGACCCTTTTTTCTTTGTGTATAAAGCATCTAAAGATTTAAAGCCAACGTACTGCCCTCGTTGTATTCCCGACTTATGAAAGTCTAAGATTTCGTTTTCAAATTGGATTAAGTTTTTTATCATTGTTGTTTGTCGTTTGTCAAATGTAACTAATTAACTGGTATATTAAAACTTAAAGTATTATTTGTGTTTATTTTATTTTCATCTCTAAACCATACGCCCCTCATTTTTTGTTTCCAGTTTAGAACTTTCTTACCATTGCTATCGACCCAGCCAGATTCATTGTAATATTTATAAGCGTTCTTCGCTGCATCTGCTTTAAATCCATTCTCTAAAAAGTACTTAATCACTTCATCAATATCGGGCATATATATATTTACTTTACTTTTCTTTACTTTAGGAGTGTTACACGCGCGTTCTGAATGCGTTACATTTTCTGTAACTGCTTGTTTCTCACGCCATTGTGAAATTCTTTTCGCGTTTTTTTCTTTTTTTATCTGGTACTTTTGTGCAAAGTTTAGTAATTGTTTGTTGAAAGTTTCCCCATTATTCGAGGAAATCAAGTCTATTTCTTCCATAAAATCCCAGCACTTTTCAAGTCTTTTACCAACTTTGCATTGATGTTTTAAGACGTTGGTTTTGATAGGCTTTTCTTGACGTGCCATCTTTTCAATCAAAGTATAGAACAATCCAAGACCTTCATATCCAAAGTTTATAAATAGCTCCGAGATTTTTTCATCTTCAAAACTTGCGGTGTCGTGTAAGAAATATTTCATTTTAATAGTCGATTTTTTGAATTACAAATCTAGACAATTTTACTTGAGGTTTTCTCGTTGCGTTTAGCGTTTCTTTATTTAAGCTATAAAGATAAAATTTAACCGCTCCTTTAGTTTTGTTTAAAATATCTGCGTAATAACTTACCGAGAAATCATTTGATAAGTTTGTTTTTATAAAATCTTTGTCATCTTCTGATAAGATACCTTTTGAAATAGGTCTGTCGCGCATTATTGTGCGCTGTACGCCATTAATTATATCGAGCATGAAGTCATGCCTGTATTTCATTCTTTTGTCGGTACGAAGGCTGTAAAATACCTTGTCAATCTGATAAATTATTGAGTTATGATTTTGCAATTTAAATTCTTTTGCTATTTGCACCATAGTCATTTTGTAATGGTTATACAAAAAATAAGAAACTAGTTGCCTTGCTTTTGTAACTTCACCAATACGTCTGTTAGTAGTCGTTAATAATTGGTAAATATCGTTTGAACTTAGCTTCTTAGATTCATATAATTCGGAAGCGTAGTAACATAATTTTAATGTGTCTTGATTCATGTCTTTAAATATTTTCAGTATCTATAAATAAATTTTTAATAGTCCCAGAATTGCAATCTTTTAATTCACAATAATAAACTAAATCAATTATGCAGTCATACGTTAATTTTCTGAAATAATAATTTTCATGAAGCTCTTTATAAATACCATTGATACTATTTGGGTATAATTCTTCTACCCTATCAAGTTTATATTTAATATCTGACTCAAGGCGTTCAAATAATGTCTTTTTGTTTTCGTTTGTCATGTTGTTTGTATAAAAAAAGGGAGGTTTTACGCTCCCTTGTTTGGTTTAAAATGCGTCTTCTGTCGTTACAGGCTTTAACTTTTTAGTTTTGCCTGTGTCATCATTTGCAATTTCTTCCTGCTTTGGCGTGAAAGTGTCGATTGCTTCCTTTACTAAAACGCTTTCTTCTAATTTAAGTGCGCCAACTGATTGAGCCTTTAAGGCTACCTGAACAAGTATGTTCAATGCTTCGTTTTCTGTCATGATTAAAATGGTAAATCTGTTTTTGATTCTGTTAATTGTGTTTCCGTAGGTGCTACGTAATCGTTTACGTAGATATTGAAATCTGGTTGCTTTTCTTCTTTCTTGTAGCCATTTGCCCACATCGAATAGCGAGTTCCATTAATTGCAAAGTTAATTACTTCGCCTTTTGCAGTCTGTCGCTTCCATGCGCCAAAACTTACTTTTTTTTCGTCTGTCATAGTTTTCAAATTTATATAATTTATTTATTAAATTCAAGTTTTTTACTATTTATTAATTCTTTAAAGGTTGTATTTGTGTGAAACATTGGGTATGATGCCCAAATTGCTTTTAAACTATCTACGTTATCGCACACGTTTGTTTCGGCTATCGCTATATTAAGCAAGTTACTTAATTGCACGGCTTCACCTGCTGAAATCTTTACAGGCTCTTTATCGTTGTTATTCGTTGCGTCACTATCTTTGGTGTCATCAATCGCAAACATTCCATTTAAGGCATATTTACGTGCATAACTAGAACACGCCCCGGTGACTTGCGAAGCATCCATCCCTTTTTTATTTTCTTCTTCACGTGCGAATCCATCAACTAAATATTTGTCTATTCCGTCTGTGATGTTTACCGAAGCTTTGATATAATACCTATCTCCGATGTTTACAAGTTCATCTGTGATTGATAAGAACAAACCATGCTTTAATAGATGCGGTTTAACGGCTTCTAGTATATCTTCACATGAACGGTATTTATATTTACCAAAGTTATTAGTTTGCCCCTTTGGTGCTTTCAATTCGCTTTGAATTGTGACTAGCTTTTTAATTAGTTTTTCCATTTCTTATAAAATTACAAATTCTTTATTCTCAAAATACCATTCCTCAGGCTCGTTAAACTCATTGGTAAATTCAATCAATGAAAACTTAAACCATCGTTTTAAAATGATACCTGTTTTTCCTGTCGTTTGTACGTCAATCCCTTGCGGATTAGTTAATAGTTTTACTTTGTTATCCATGATAATAGTTTTTTAAAAGTTGTTTGTTTGTTTTGATTTGATTTAAAGATTATTTGTTCTTCATAAAGCTTCATATATTGAAGCCTTGACTTTTCGAGTGGTGTTAATTCCATAATATTAATTTGAAAGTTCATCAATATTAACAAATAATAAAGCCATTCCAATAAATATTTGAATATAGCCATTTCTTTGAGAATCAAAATCAATAAATGAAATTAATTCGTTTCTGTAAAAAATAGGTTGCTGTTGGTTTAGGTTTTTCATATTATTTCTTTTTGTTGTTGAAACAAATATAAGGTCAATCTACAAAAGAATTGTCATAGAATTGTCATAAATAAAAAAAGGCAGTCAAATTAATGACCACCTTCTAAACAAACAACAATGAAAAAACTTAATTAAAGCGTTTAAACGCTACATAAGCACCGACAAACAAAAGTAATAAAAATAATGAATACTTATAAAAAGAGTTTTTAACAATGACTTCCTTTGTCTTTGTGATTGTTTTTGTAATAGGAATGATAATTTCTTTAGGTTTGCAAATACCTTGGACTCTTATATACTTATCTCTAAATTTTTGAATAGTTATAGTCATCTGCCCCGTTGTGTCATGAATAGTTACGATTGAATCTTTAAATAAAACCAAAGTATCAAGCTGAATCTTTGCGGGTACTATAATAGTGTCCTTAATTGTAATCGTTTCCGTAAATCGTTTACTTGCACACGAAGCGATTAGAAGCGATGTAAGCAACGCAAATAGTAAATCCTTATAATTTGTCATCATACGTGCTAAAGTTTGTTAGAAACTTCCCTACAACGCCAGAAACGATAGCAACGATTGCTACCCATTCAAAACCTGCATAAATTGAATAACTAGCTATCATTGTAGAACAAGCAAGTAGCGTGTCACCTATTTTACGGAACGTCTTTGGCGTTGGTTTCCAATATCTATTTTTTAATTTGCTCACAATCATAAATATAAAATTAATAAACGATTTGCAATTCTACTCTTTCATTGATTTGAATAGCTTTGTTTATCTCTTTTATAAGCTTGACCTCAGTACTGCCCTGAATCCAATTTAAGACTTTGCCAAATGGTTTATTAATATGCTTTGTGTTTGCTACTAGAATACAGCCTTCCGTAGATTCATGTGTATTGCCTCCATGAATTCTGATTCCCGAAAATCCTTTGACTTTCAAAACTTCGGGCATTACTCTTTTAAATCTATTGCTCAAAGTTAATATCACTCGATAAGTTCCTGAAGGTATTGCCGTAACACCAAATTTCTTTTGAGTTTTTATTTCGGATTCAATTTGTAACTGGTGTAGCATTCTGTCTTTGTCCTCAAGCGTATAACAAAAGAACTTATCATTGATAAACATCGAACCGATAGTTTCGGTATCTGTAAAGAATTCCCTTTTAACTGTTATTTTCATGCTCTTTATAATAATGGTCTATTGCTATTCCTTCCTTTTGTTCGTTCTTCATTATTAATTGAATGCCGAACATAATACAAGCTAAATGGTCTTCGCTTCTATCACCTAATTCATACTTAGCTAAGTGCCTATGTAAACTTTCAAGTGAAGATTCGTCTGGTTGTCCCTTTTGCCAGTTGTTTTTTTCGTACTTATTAGCACCCATTCGCAATAGATAGCCAAATCTTAGCCTTACATAAGCATCTAAATGGTTTACTAATGGCTTATTTGTGTCGTCATCTCGCTGACTTCCGCTTTCGAACACTCTTTTATTTGCATTTTTTACATATTCCGCGATAGGATTGTCTTTCTTTTCTTCTATATACTCATAATGTACGCCCGGTATTCTTTTCATTTTTGTATTAATTTTCTTAATGCCATAACTATCTCTTGAAGTTCCGCTTCTTTCAAAGCTTTTAGCTTCATTAAACCCTTAATCTTTTTATTCTCGATTGCCTTTTCCTCTAATATCTTCATGTATATCATAACCAAGAAATTTTACTCCCCAAATTCATTGGCAAAAATATTGCTGTTTTACCATCGATAACTATTCCACATCCTAAAGTAGGCTTCTTTGCGTACACTTTGCCATAAGCCATTGCATAAGAACGTACATCAATACCACACCCGACATTCATTCCGAAAATCATATCTCTATCTGATGCTGAATAGTTTACACCACCAAATGAATGAATATGACCTATCACTGTGGATTGTCGATTATCCCTTGCGCGGTTGATTGCACCTTGCGCACCGCTTGACCCTGTGCCATGGATATATAATGTGTTATCTATTTCATGTGAGTACGCCCATTTCCATCCTTCGGGATAACCTAGCATTTCGTTATACGATTTGAACATTGATTTTGGCAAACCAGCTGTTTGAAGTTTTCTAGTTGGTAGGCTTGAATGGTTACCTATACAACCATAAACATTTGGGAATGCTTCGTGCCATTTAACGTGGTCTTTACGTGCTAGTTCTAATTCATTACCAGCGCTTTCACCATCAGGGTCTGATTCATGGTAACTAATTGCGTGAAAATCGGTATCGTCACCAATATCCACAACTGTTGAAACTTGAAACTTATTAAACACTTCGTACACGAACTCAAAGTAATCTGGATGTGTGAATGGAGCGTGTCTATCGCCTATGATGCCTACTACATTTGAATTACGAAATGATTTTATCAAGTCGTATTCATTAGAATTTAATCTCGGTCTATACATTTTTGTTTTGTTTTAAAACAAAGATACTTATTTTATTAAATAAAATAGTAATGTTGAAAAATGCTAAAATAAAGCAGGGAATATTTTTTTAATTAATTCCGTTATTTGCCACCCTCCAGTGATACCTACCCCAATTAAAGTATAGTAAACATATTTAAACTTATTTTGAATCGATGCTATTTCTTCAGTGTTTTTTTTAGTTTGAAGTTTCAATCCATCCCCGAAATATTCACTTCCTAGAATAGCGTCCTCAATCGTTTGCACTTTATGCGATAGATTGCGTAATTCTTCAAATACCTTTTCTAAAGTAGCAGATTCTTTTTGAGTCATTACACTGCATCAATTAAAGGGTAATCGGAAGGCACAGCGCACCTATCTGCAACGTATGGAATAGCAAGTGAGATTGAAGCTTGAACACCCGCTACAAGGTCTGATAATCTTTCTGTAAAGAAGTTAATATTAACCGAATTACCGAGCGTAAATTCAAAAGTATCGCTTCGTAATTGTGCGATTATATCTTGACAAACTAGCATCTGGTCACTTATAACATCGTCCTCGTTCTTTTCGTCTGCAAATACTAAATCAGCAAAGATAATAGACAAAGAAAGGTTAAATATTGACCCGCTTAGGTTTGAACTTTCGATTGTGCAATACATGAGCGGATAAGTAATTGATTTACTTTCACCTAATTCCCAAACATCGCCCCAACCAAAGTCATTGATTTGCTTGTGGTCGCTTGCTAAATTATTTAACAGACTTTTTACTTCCTTGATTGTCATTTTTTACAGTATTTAGGTAAGTCTTTAGCTTAACCACGTTCTTATTAGAATAATCCTTTGCCATTAATCTCTATAATCTTTACCTAATGCACCGAATTGTGATTGATACATATCTGAATAGTCTTTGTAATCTCTTTCAATACCACCAAGAAACATTCCTGTGCTATAACTAGAACCGTTCGGGTGTATGATATCAGAACCGCTACCGGGATTGTTATACAAAGGATAATCGATTATATTCTCACAAAGATAATTTGTGATTCTTTGCGCGTACCATTCAGCTTTATTTTTGTAATAGCTCATTAAATCAAACAATTCAGACAAACTAGCTTCGTTTGAATTTTCACTATTTTTTCTAAGCACGTTTTTGTTAGTCATTTTAAAACCTAATGACATAACCATTTCACTTGCGACATACCAGCAAATACAATCTGTCACGTATAAATCAAGAAGCTTCTTATTTAAAACAGTCAAAGAATTATCTTCTATTTGAGTTTGCAATTCTTGATATAAACCCGTCCCTAAAATAGGCTCAATATACATATCCTGAGATTGCTTGATAGTTGGTCTTATAAGTTTAGGGTCTACATTGTCCTGCAATAGTGACCTATCTTTTAGCGTTGTTTCGCTTATAAATAAAATATTCGCGCTCATTATCTTCTTTTAATTACAACTTGTTCTACCCAACGATGACGACAAT